GACATTACTCATAGTATTCAACGTACTCAGGATCTCCGAAAAGACTTTCTGGCAATCCACAAACATCTATTAGGCGTTGTACTACTTGTACGTCTATCATTATCTCGCCCTTTTCTGTTGTGTGATAGTATTTCTTATGTAAGGAGCCTAAATATAGCCCGTTTTTATATATTGAAAGGTCGCCATTTCTACTAGGTAAAAGGCCCGTATAACGATTATACAAACCGTGTTGCATAGCATTATTGTTTCCATACTTCGGTTGTCTATTTCCTCGATTGCCTCTAGCAACTTGATTACCTGGTAAAAACCGCCCTCTAGCATCTCTCTCCATTTAGCACCCTCTCACCGTGTTCGTTTCGGAAATTATACTTCATTGGAACGCTCTAAACGCTCCGTAAACCGTTCTAAAAAGTGTACCAGGTATTTTATCGCTGATACACTTTTGACTAGTTTTACAAGCTCTCAGATAGCCCTAGAGCCGTATCAAAATGATTAGAGTATATTTCTAAAGCTGTATTCAATTCATCACTAGCTAAAACTAACATGAAAGCTAGATCACTTGCTGAACCGTTACTATCAATGATTGGAGTATCATGATAGCTCTTAGCATGTTGCTTGAATACCTTTAACAGCTCAGCTAGTCTATCCTCTTTCAGGATATAGCTAGGTAAAGCAATGTTGTTAGCTGCTCCGATTTCATGTAATTTCTTAATGGCCAATGGGTTTCGCTTGTATTTCTCTAGATAGCTTAGTAGCTCCTGTTCCGATACTTTCATAGTGCTCAGTAAGTTCAACTCAGCAACATTATCAGCCGTTACTGTTTCGTACTCTGATTTAATTTTCTCTAGTTCTGTCTGTTCAAAATTCTCTAGCTTAGCTAGAATATTGGCAAACTCAGTATCTGAGTACTGATCGGCCTCTTTTTTAAAGTTCTCCAGGCGTAGCTCAGCCTCAGACTGATATAAAACCTGATCTCGAACTTTTTCCAAAAGTTCTTTTTTCATTTTTCCATAAGCCTCAATCTTTTGTTGCTTATAAGTGCCTAGGTTGTAAATTTGTGCCTTTATTTGTTGTAGTGTCATGGTAATTCTCCTTTATTTCAATTCTAGCGCTCTTTTAGCTACTTGTTCCCAGTCCTTAGAATATAGAGCGCTAGCTTTTTTATCCCATCTCGGTCCTGTTCCTGGGGCTTTTTTATATTTTAGTAGTTCCTCTTTATTCGCAAAGAAAAACTTACGCTGTTTATCTGAAACGAACCCTTTCCGTTTCTTGCCGTAAAACTGCATTCTTGCATACGGCGCATTATAGACTATTCTCCCATTGGCCTTAGTTAAGTTTCCTCTTAGTTCTCCAGATCGCCTAGGTATAAAACGGTGCATGTCCATAACCATCTGATTAGTAACTGCCTCTTTTGCTCTCGCTAATCCCATAGGTGTTACTTTACGCTCAATACCTTTTAGATTTACCTTTACTTTTACTCCTGTTCCCAAAGTCCCTCCTTTCTATGACTAAAACAAAAAGAGACATGACAAAGAGCAGTTAAACTCTTATATCATGCCTCTAGTTTTCTAGTCAGCAGCTAAATTTTTTCTTTTTGCCTTGTTTCCTTTTGAATGGGTTTACCATCTTGTGTTTTGATGATTAGACTACCAAACTCTGGTAACTTGGCTGACTCAATTATACCATTTTTTGAGAATAAAACAAAGCCTCTATCAAGCAAATCTTTAAGCTGTTCTGTCTTTTGTATCATATTAAACCTCCTCTATCTCGGGTGTACCTCCAGGTACGCCTGTAAATATTAAATAGTTTGGCCTGTAGTTATAACTAGGCTACAACAAGTGTCCAAACGGGTACAGTTGTAAGCTGACCCATTTTAGGGCTATCTTTGAGCGACAAATATGTCGAAAAGTCTTCGGTTCCTGTATAACCGTTATTAGTTTTGTTTGCTACTCATTTTTGAGTCACAAATCTGTTAAGCAAAAATGACTAATAGCTTGAAAGATAAAACTGTTTTGTAGCACTTGTAGCCCTAAAGCGTTGATATAACTGACATTTTAAACTATTCAACGCTTTTTACTACCCTTTTTAATGTACTTTTGCTCATTTTTGAGCTTTTTGAGCTTTTTGAGTTCCACTTTTGGAAAGCAAACGCTGCGCTCAGCGCTTACTCATCTTTAAGCTGTTACTCTTTTTTGAGTAATAGCCTTGCTTAGGGTGCAGTTGCACCCCGTGCATACTTTTTTCAACCTGCTCAATTTTGAGCGACTTTAGCCTTTAAGCTACTGATTGAGTATCGCTTATCTTTGATAGTAAATGACTTGAAAAAGTTACCCTCTAAGCCAGTTCTGACACGGCTGGCCACTCGTTCACTATACAAGCTAGCAATCTCTGAGCTGCTTAGATTTGTAGTAATAATGGTTTTATCTCGATTGCTGAGAATATCAAAAATAAACTCTTCTTCCCAAACTGATTTACCTTTACTACTAGCGTTGTCCGATTTTATACCTAAATCATCAAGTACTAGGTAATCAACCCCTTTCAGCATTCTTGAGTAGTAGCCCTCTTGGCTAGTAGAATTAAAACTCTCTCTAACTCGCCTAAGGATTTCTGTTAGATTGACAAATAGCACGCTCTTAGGCTCTCCTTTGGCTTTGTAACCCTCGTTTATAGCCTTAGCAATAGCTACGCTCAAATGGCTTTTCCCTATGCCTGTGGATCCTGTAAATAGGGTATTCCCTGTCATGCCGTCCAGGTATTTCTCTACTTGCGCTCTAGCAAACTCCAGTAGTTGCTTTTCCTCGGCTGTCTCAACTATGAAATTCTCAAAGCTAGCCTCTTTAAGCTCTCTAGGGATCGTACTGTCTCGCATGAGCACATTATAGGTTTTTAGGTAGGTCTCAGCATTCAAGCTATTATCTACTCCCTCCCTATCCTGTCTCTCTATTAGCTCCTTTGTGCATTCAGGACAAAACTCTTGTATACTTCGTTCCTTACTGCCTCTTTTAGGTGTTGATATTTGCCAATAATTGACCTTGTGAACCTCACATACCTTTTCACTAATTTTTCTGTTGTTATATTGCTCAAATTTATTTTCCATACCCTCCTAAAATGGGTTTTCCTCTGTTCGTGTTTTTAGCCATTCCTCACGGCTAATAGGATCAGCTTGTTTAGGTGACTGTTTCAGCTTTTGCCTTTGTTCTTCATGCTGCTTAACTTGCTCTACTGTTTTAAGTCCTAGACCCTGCCAATTTGAAAGAATTGACCTGGTATATCTAATTGACTTACCAGCGTTTAGGATAGTTACCTCAAGAGAATGGATAACTAACTCTTTGCCATGGATCTCTAACAAGTCTCTCACTTCTTCTATCATTGTCCCATTGACTGACATTTGACCAAAAGCTGACTTTAATTTTTCAAAGATTGGATTTTCATGCTCGTCCTCGTCATTCTGACTTGACCTAGATTGACTTAGATTATCTTGACTTGACTTATATTGACTTATATTGGGTAAACCAGTGGTTTCCGTTTGGTTGTCCATTGGTAAACCAGTATATTTCTCAGGTGGCTTTTCTAGTAAATGCTTATAGATACTAGGACTGTATCTGTCTTTTCTAACAGTATTCTGCTCATGAAAATCCACAATAAAATAAACCATTTCATCATTAAGCGGCCTGATAAATTCCTTGACTATCAAAAGTCCTAGGCTATCCTCACTAACCCCTATCATTCTAACAACAGGGAAAGCCTCTACTACTCCATCATCATCTGAGTTTTGAATTAAATGAAAATATAGAGCCTGTGCCTCTAATGGTAGCCGCAAAAATCTCTGAGTTTGGGTTACTGTCTTACTTATCATTCTACGATTTCCCATTTCTGTTGCACCTCCTTGTTAATTCCCCTGATGATGTCATAATAAGAGTGACCAGCAGGAATGACATGGCCCTCTGTTTCAAATTCCACCCATTGCTCCACACCGTCCACAATTACCTTACGTAGATTTTTTATGACGGGTGTCCATTGTTCTTTTTTCTTTGTCATTATTCCCCCTAATCTACTGCAAGAAAATTGTATATATCGGTCTTGCGGTAATAAATCTTCTTACTGTTCTCAAAAGGCGACTGATAAGGCTTTAAGCCGTGTTTTTCCCAATTATTCAACGTTGTTCCGCTGATCCCTAACTTTTCTAGTAGATCAGCTCTAGCAATTAAGTCCCAGCCGTCATTATGCTGCTTTTCAAGCTCAAGCCTTTTCTCTAAGTGATCTCCCACTTTCTCCAGTAGCTCAAGCTCTGCCTCTCTTGATAATAGTTGCATATTGCACCCCTTTTCTAATTGTTCCGCTTGCCTGCTAGTTGAATATAACGCCCGTAGCAAGGGTTTAAATCCTCGCTAGGTGTTTCTATCGCCCATTGGTTTTCTCGCTCAAATTGGGCGCTTTTTTTGCGGTCTCGGTGGTTTAGATAAAGCAGTAGGCCAATCAATACCACCATGAAGATTACCGATTGTGTATTGGTCAAATCTAGTTCATTCATGACATACCTCCAATCTACGCTCTACCCCTTGGGCTGGTAAACCGTTGATTGCCCTAGTGATAATGTCATTAACAACAAGAATACCTAAGCCATCACAAGCCTCCTCATAGGTATCTGCAAATCTATTAAAAGTATTCTTGTAAGTAGCAATGATATTAAAAACAATTACAGTTGCTACACGCCTCCCATAGAGTTGAGAAAGTTTAGCCTCTGCTCGCTCCTCGCTATTTCTTAGCTTTTGCATTCTTTCCCACTGTTCAGGGGTGTAGTCTGATTTCTTAACCGTAAAAATACTATTTTCTAATATAATTGCACTCATGTTCTTACCTCATTATGTTTTATTTGTATAGTTGCTCCAGGACTTTCTTCCAAAATTGGGAAAAAGTCATAGTACCTTTTTAATGCCTTTCCTGCCACTCTTATTCATACTCTGAGTCGCCAAATTGAAAGCATGAATAAGAACCAGTTTAAAGAGTTAGCGCTCTCTCGTCTGGGCACAAATCACTATTTTGTGATATAATTAAATAAATACCTAACTAAATCCCATACTTGCTATTTTGGTTTTAGTTGTTTAAGTGAAAAGCCTTGCTGATTTGGTCGTCGGTTAGGGCTTTTTTGTTGCTTTAATAATCTTCTGCCAGCCATTCCATGACTTTCTGATAAATGCTATTCTTAACCTCTCCGCCTTGAATAACCTTGCGATAAGTAATAGGGTTAATTCCTATTTGCTTTGCTACCTCTTGATTTGTAAGCATGTTATCAGCCTGCTTTCTTCGGATAGCCCTTGCTTGAGCTATGGTTATTGTCACCATCCTTTTTTCTCCTTTCTTCGTTTGTAAAGATTTCCTTTACTTGGTTACATTTTATAAAGTTTGTCTTTATTTGTCAAGAGAAAATATAAAAAAACTTTACAAAAGTTTTGTAAATCGTTATAATCTAAGTGAGGTAATATTAAATGAGTACAATAAAAAACAGGCTCAAAGCCTTAAGAAATGAAAAAGGACTTACTCAAGACGAGTTGGTTTCTGAATTAAATAATAAATTAGGCGATAGCAAAAAGGCTATCTCTAAAATGACAATTTCAAATTGGGAAAATAATAAGCATTCGATAAAACAAGACAAGGCAGAATTACTAGCCGATTTCTTTGGTGTCTCTGTTTCATACTTATTAGGTTACGACGACCCTAAAGCTGAATACATAGTCTATGAGGACCAATTAGCAAAACTAAGGAAGACTAAAGGTATAACTCAGGAAGAGTTAGCTTCTTCGTTAAATTTCCCCTTATCACTCGTAAAAGATTGGGAAGCGGAAAAAAGAGGTTACACCAAAGAGCAGTTACAAATTTTAGGAGACTTCTTTGAAATTTCACCATCTGAAGTTCTAGGTATACACGTTACTAATTTTGACCCATTGGATGATAAAAATAACGAAAATGAGCTAACTAGTATATATAGAAATCTAACAGACTATAATAAAGAACGTTTAATGATTTACGCTAAAGATCTAAAAGCCTTGGAGGATTTCAATAAGGCAAACAACACCTAAAACAAACGAAAATAGGCCTATTCTCGTAACTCTCAGCGCCATATAAAAACAATATTCATAAATACTTAACTAAATCCCATACTTGCTTACTGATGTTAGAAAGGTATGACTATGAATATTACAGAATACAAAAAGAAAAACGGTGCTACAGTGTACCGTGCAAGTGTTTATTTAGGCGTTGATAAACTTACAGGGAAAAAGGCTAGGACAACAGTCACGGCCAACACTAAAAAGGGCGTTAAAATCAAAGCCAGGGAGGCAGTCAATGCTTTTGCAGCTAATGGATATAGCGTAAAGGAAAAACCGACCATCACAACCTATAGGGAGCTGGTCGCTTTGTGGTGGGAGAGTTACAAGAATACAATCAAGCCAAACTCCCAGCAATCCATGGAGGGGATCGTAAGACTTCATATTTTGCCTGTATTCGGCGATTACAGGCTAGACAAGCTCACTACTCCTATCATTCAGCAGCAAGTCAACAAATGGGCTGACAAGGCCAATAAGGGCGAAAAAGGAGCGTATGCAAACTATAGCTTTCTAAACAATATAAACCGCCGTATTCTCCAGTATGGCGTGACTATGCAAGTGATCCAGCACAACCCTGCGCGTGATGTCATTATCCCACGTAAACAACAAAATAAAGAGCATAAGGTCAAATTTTTCAGCAATCAGGAACTAAAACAGTTTTTAGACTACCTGGAAGATTTGGATCAGTCTAGTTATGAGAATTTCTTTGACTACGTGCTTTATAAAATACTGCTGGCTAGTGGTTGCCGTATCGGTGAGGCTTTAGCTCTTGAGTGGTCTGATATTGACCTTAAAAAAGGCACTATCAGCATATCTAAGACTCTCAATAGATACCAGGAAACAAACACGCCTAAGTCTAAAGCAGGTCTAAGAGAAATTGACATAGACAAGGCTACAGTTTCCCTACTCAAACAGTATAAAAAACGTCAACAAGTCCAGTCATGGCAACTAGGCCGATCTGAGGGAATTGTCTTTACTCCTTTTACCACAAAATACGCCTACGCTTGCTTACTAAGAAAGAGGCTACAAAGTCACTTTAAAGCTGCTGGCGTTCCTGATATTAGTTTCCATGGTTTCCGACATACTCACGCTACAATAATGCTATATGCTGGCATAGAGGC